GTCGAACTTCTTCACGCCCGGGGTGGTGACCTCGCACATGAATGAGTGGGCGGAACCGGGTGAGAAGTGCGAGTTGCTGCGTGGTCGGTTCGTGGCTGACCCGCACGGGAGGTGGCGGGTGTGGCGTCACGGGGAGCGTGACCGCGAGTACGTGATGTTTGCGGATCCGTCGTATGGAACTGGGTCTGCGAACGCTGCGGTGTGCGTGATGGACGCGGAAAGTCGTATGGTGGTGGCGGAGTTTGCGGATCCGAACATTCCGCCGCACGATCTTGCGCTCGAGATGGTGGACGTGGCGAGGACGGTGTACGCCGGGAGGCGGATGCCGACGATCGGGTGGGAGGTGAACGGGCCCGGTGCGGCGCTTCACCATGACTTCCTGAGGATGGGGTATCACTCGCTGTACCGTCAGAGGATGGTGGGTACGACGACGCAGCGGTTGACGGTGCGTTACGGCTGGAACTCGAGCCGCCGGGCGAAGCGGACGATCCTCGCGGCCCTGAGTCGGCTGATCAGTCAGGGTGAAATCCGGATTCCGAGCGAGGACACCTTGCGCGAGATGATGGATTATGTGATCCTTGAGGACGGATCGATTGAGTCCGCTTCGGTTCGCGACCTATCGTCCGGAGCGCGTGAGTCCCACGGCGACCGTGTGATCGCGTGCGCGGGTGCATTGATGCTTTGCGATGAAGGACTGAGCGAGGCGCGTGCCGAGCCGACCCTTCCCGGCGACAGCCTCGGCGCGATCCTGAGGCATGACGAGGTGTTCCGATGAACTACGGTGCCAGCTACGGCAAGCCGATGCGCAAGTCCGCTCCCGCTCCTGCGAAGCGTTCTACGGGGAACGGCGCGAATGGTGGCAAGAGTGGTGGCAAGGGCGGCCCCAAGCGCCTCAAGCCGAAGAAGGGTTGACTTTCATGGGCAACGGCTTCATCCCGATCTCTGAGCAGGTGTGGATTCCGGTGCATCGCATCGAGCGGATCTCGTTCTTCGCGGACACGGCGACGGTCAAGTACGTCGATGACCGCCAGGTGGACATCCTCGACGGCGAGGACGCTGTTCGGCTGAAGGACTGGATGAAGTCCGGCGGGAGTCTTCTCTGATGGCCCGCCGCGACCCCAACCTTTCCGTCGGTCGCGGCGAGAAACTGCCCGTGTCGAAGGGCGCGGGCCTGACTGCGAAGGGCCGCGCGAAGCACAACCGGGCGACGGGGTCGAACCTGAAGGCCCCGACGAAGGACAAGGACAACCCTCGTCACAAGAGTTTCTGCGCGCGCTCGAGTTCGTGGAAGGGCGAGCGCGGCAAGGCTGCGCGGAAGCGGTGGGGGTGCTGACATGGCCGACGATATCGTGACGCGGCTCCGCGCCGTCCTGCACAACGACCGTAGCGTCGAACTGATGAACCGTGAAGCCGCCGACGAGATTGAGGTGCTGCGGTCAATCGTCACCGCTTGCCGCATTGAGATCGAACGCCTCACCGCCGAGCGAGACGAGGTGCGGCGTGAGGTTTGTAACTTGCGTCCGAGCGTTTGTCTTGGTGCGCAAACCGCTGTCGAGTTTGCGAAGCATCGCGACTGGGACTGCTTCAAGGAGGACAAGCCATGACACTCGCACAGAAGTACGACCGCATCCTCGCGCAGACGCGAGGCTTGAGCGGAGCGACACCGAATGCCACGCAACTCATTGAAGAACTGCGGTCGGCGTTGGAGGCATACAGGCAGGAGAACGCGACCCTCCCCGACGAGATCGAACTGCTGCGGTCTACCGTTACCGATTGCCGCATTGAAATCGAACGCCTCACCGCCGAGCGCGACGAGGCGAGGCAAAGGCTTTGCAAGGTTGTCGGCGACAATCGCGATATGTGGGGAGAAGATGTTGCAAAGGAATACGGCTGGGACTGCTTCAAGGAGCCTGTCCATGCCTCGTGACTACAAGGCCGAGTACGCGAAGTTCCACTCGTCGACCGCGTCGAAGAAGGATCGCGCGTCACGCAACAAGGTCCGACGCGCTGCGGAGCGCGATGGCCGCGTCAGCAAGGGCGACGGCAAGGACATTGACCACCGGAATGGAAACCCGCGCGACAACCGCAGGTCGAACCTGCGCGTGACCTCGCGGTCGGCGAACAGGGCGAAGCGGTGAGAAAGCCGACGAAGACCATCCGCGTGGACGTCGACTCCCACGAGTCGATGCGTCTCGTGGCGCGGCTGTACGAGCGTGAGTGGCGCAGGCACGTGAGCCTCGCCGATGTCATTCGCATGGGCATCGCGGTGCTGATGCGCGAGCACGAGAGAAGGGTCCACGGACCCCAGCAGTGAGGAGGACGGCAATTGAGTGACCAGAATGACATCGTGATCCGGCTCCGCGACTTGCTTGGCAAGTGCCAGACCGCTCCCGCCATGACGGTGTGGTCGCGCGATCTGCGCGAAGCCGCCGACGAGATCGAGCGGCTGCGCAGGCGCTCGGAAAATCTTGAGGACATCCTGCGGGGCAGCGCTCCGCTCATCGAAGGAGGCATGGAATGACGCAGTTCACGGCATTTTCCGGCGACTTTGCTCGCCGTCAGATCACGTTGTTCGGCGACTTTACGACAGATGCGTCGCCATTCGCATACAACACGTCTGCCGCACTCGGCACTGCGACGCAGTCAAACGAAACGGCTAATGCACTTGGAAACGCTGTTCTTGGGATCTCCTCTGGAACTTCTGCCGGAGTTTTCCCGTACTCGGGGATCTACATGGCTCCTGCGGTTTCGGCCGGATCAGCCGTCGACACCACGTACAGGCTTGGAAACGGTTCCATTGAGGTTTCGGCGCGGGGAAGAGTCAGTTCTTCCAGCGTTGCCACCCATGTTGTTTCAGTAGGAATTTCTTCGTGCAACAGGGATACGAATGTCAGGCCGGGCCTCGACTTCGTCGGATTCTTCTGCCTTGGAAACGCGCTTGTCTGGTCGATCGCTGTCATAAACAATGGAAACGTGGTGTCATTCCCGACCACTGCCACAGTTGATACAACCAAGGTCCTTCGCGTCGTCGTGGATGCGAAGGCAAGCATTTCGGAGTTCTACATTGACGGAATGCTGGTTCGGAAGATCGAAACCCCGATCCGAACGTCGGTTGGCATGGTTCCGTGCGCGGAGATCAAGGACTGCGTGTCCGGAGGATCGAATGCAAACGGAGCGTTGTCCGTGGACTACTTCATTGTTCAGCAGCAGGTGAACCGATGACTCTGCTTCACGCTCCGACCGGGGAGTTCAGCAAGAAGACCACGATCATGTTCTCCGACTTCGTGTCGTCAACGACTCCGTTCGGTGCGCTACTTTCAACAACGGTGGCCGGAACGTCCACGTTGTCTATTTCAAACTCATCTTCTAATGAATTTGGAGCAGCAACCATCGAGGTCCCGGCATCGTCGACAGCACCTCTGCGAGCCCGAGCCGCGTTGATGCTTTGCAGGCCATTGACCGGAGGCGGAACAATCGTCGATCGGTCATTCCGACTTGATTCCTTCGAGGAGAGTTCGTTTTCGGCAAGAATCAAGACGGACGTGAGTGCATCTGGACTGTACTGCGGTGTTGGCTTTACGGCATCGCACAGCACTCAAGACACGCTCGCGGAGCAGGCGATTGGATTCTTCGCCAGAGGATCAGACACGACGTGGAGCGCCTATATCATAGTCGATAGCGCTACGATCTTTTCATTCAACACGCGCATTCCGAAAACCGAATATTCCATCCTGACTACGTTTGTTCGCAGGGATCTAAGGCGAACACAGGAAAACTGGCTCTACGTCGACTTCTTTGCCGATGGTCAACAGGTGGCGCAATGGAATGGAAGCGTTGGTGCCATGTTTGAAGGATCAAAAATGGTTCCGGGCGCCGAAATTCGCGACAAGAACACCGGCGGATCCGGAGTCGCAGGGCAGTCGTTCACCGTTGATTTCATGGAGTTCTACGGAAAACACGTGGAGAGAACCTGATGCCGTTCAAGTCCAAGGCCCAGCAAAAGTACATGTTCGCCACCATGCCGAAGACGGCAAAGCGATGGGCGAAGGAGACGCCGAACATGAAGTCGCTGCCAAAGAAGAAGGCAAGGAAGCGCTGATGCTTGTCCCGATCACCGAGCAGGTATTCGTTCCATTGCACCGAATCGAGCGCATTTCGTTCTTCGGGACGACCGCTCACGTCAAGTACACGGACACGCGCGACGTAGACCGCATTGAGAATGCGGACGCGCAGCGCCTCATGCAGTTCGTAAACTCCGTCGTGGCAAAGGCTTCCACGGTAGAGTGCCAACAGAAGCCTGACAACAGGAGCAAGCGATGAAGAAGTCGAAGAAGGGCGGATCTGCGAACGGTCGCAAGGGATCTGGTGGAGCCAAGGGCGGCGGCAAGGGCGGCGGTTATGGCGGAGCCAAGGGCGGCGGATACCACCGCTGAGGAGGAACGATGATCGACACGTCATTCCAGAATCTCCGCAGGGAAGTGGAAAGCGCGGAGAAGTTCCGCGACAGCCACATCTCCATCATGCGTCCGATGGTCGAGCGGTATCACGGCCCTGCGTACCGGGATGACCGTGCCGATCGACAGATCGACGATCCGGAGAATTTCGCTCACGAATACGTGTCTCTCGTTCTTCCACGCATCATCCACGACAACCCCAAGTTTCGTGTCCGCTCCGGGTCCCCGATGGCGGAGATCCTTGTCGGCAAGCGTCTTCAGATCGCCATGAACAGGTGGGCGCGCGTGACCAACCTGCGCAGGACGATGGAGCGCATCGCGACAGACATGCTCTTCTGCTGGGGAGTGGGACTCGTAGTGAACGAGCCGCGAGGCGAGAAGCGGAGCATGGATTCTCAGGAGCCGTACCTTCCGCGTATCTACCGGATCAGCCCGGAGCGATTCTTCATCGACCCCGCGGCGACGCACTGGGAGGATGCGCGGTACATGGGGCACTGCTACGTCGTCGACAAGGAAGATCTTGCGGCAAAGGCCGCTATCGACGACACTTGGGATGCTGAATACATCGAGACGATCGCCGTGAACACGGATCTCGACGAGGTCCGAGAACCCGGAGAACGAGATGTCGAGGACCGGAAGGAGATCACGGTATACGAGATCTGGGTTCCGGAAATCGACGACTTGGCATCGGAACTGGCCGACAAGATCACCGGGCAGTCGATGGTGAGCGGAACGATCTACACGGTCGTCAAGAACGGCAAATCCAATGGAAAGTGGGGCGGGTTCGTCCGGAAGCCCATTCCGTATTATGGACCCCGGAATGGCCCGTACACATTGTTCGGCGTATACACCGTTCCGGACGACCCGTACCCGCTTTCCCCGCTTGTCGCGATTCAGTCGCAGGTCGAGGACCTAAATGCCCATCTGACCAGCATGCGTTCGAGCGCGGCCGCGTACAAGCGTCTAGTCATGGTCGACAGCCGCAATCACAAGTTGGCTCAAGACCTCAAGGACCGACCGCACGACTACATCGTCCTGTCCGAATCGCTCGACAAGGACCGCGTCGTGAACCTAGAGGTCGGAGGCATCACTTCCCAGCAGGTGAACTACAGCCAGATGGCGCAGGATCGACTGGACCGTGTGTCCGGAATCCACGACGCCATGCGCGGAAACATCTCTGGTAGCGCTACGGCTACCGAAGTCGCGGTCGCCGAGTCGAGCGCGACGATGCGGATGTCGCATCTCAAGAGGCAGTTTCAGGATGCCATCGACGAAATGGCCCGGAAGGTCATGTGGTACATGTGGCATGACAACCGTGTGTCAATTCCGCTCGGACAGGAGGGAGTGAACGCCCTGTACGAGCCGGAACCCGTGTTCGTCGGAGGAGTCGGCTTCTCCGGGTGGGATGATATGGAGGTGTCCGTGGACGCCTACAGCATGGAGCGCGTATCCGAGGCTCTGGTGCAGAAGCGCGCGATGGAACTACTCCAGATCACCACCACGGTCGCACAAGCCGCAATGGCAATGCCGAACGTCAAGTGGAAGGAGATCCTTTCCGTCGTCGGAGATGCCATGAACATTCCCCACCTTGCGGACATCATCGACACCGGAGGCGCCACTAACGCCGCAATGGCGTCCATTGCCGGAGTCGGGCAAATGCCGTCGCCGGGTCAACCGCGAATGAACGAAATGGGAGAGCCCAGTCCGATTCCGGCGAGCAGCATTGCCGGACTCCGGGCCGCGGCGAACAGAGCATGAAGTACGAGTTTCAAGATACTGATGGAAATGTGGTGGAAATCGACATGCCGATGCGTGACGCACCGTCCATCGGCAGTATTATCACTCGTGACGGCAAGGAGTTGACCCGCATCGCCAGCATGTCGGTGCAGGTCGATCCGGCGACCAACAGGTCGCAGTACCCGTACGTAAGTCATGCGCTTCCGAGAAATCTCTCCGGGTGCAAGACTGCAAGGGGTGGCAAGCCGATCATCGAGTCGAAGCGCCATGAACGCGACATCATGGCGAGGCATGGTTACGTGAAGGACTGAAATGCCAGAACCCATCACACCAGAAGCATTCGAGGAATCCGTCGAGCCGCAGCCCGTGGTCGAGGAAGCCGTGAAGCAGGAGACTGCTCCGGACAACTCCGAGACTGAGATGGACGCGGTTCTCGATAAACTCCTCGGAGTCGACGTACCCGAATCGACGCGGGACAATGCCGCACCTGAACCTGTCACCGACGCCGAATACGATAGGGCGCTCAAGGCTTTGCAGCGGGATGGTGTGCCAGCGGACGTCATAGATGGCCTGAAGTCCAACCCTTCCAAGGTGAAGGAGTGGGGACTGAAGGCCGCGAAGCGGCAGGCTGACGTCGATGCGTTCGGTGCGAAGGTGGCCGAATCGAAGAAGACCAACCCTTCGGAAACCCCGAATGGTTCGGTCAAGACCGAGGACAAGGAGGCGGATGCAGATCCGCTGTCCCAGTTCAAGGAGATCTTCGGCGAGGAAGCGGCCAAGCCGCTCGCTGACATGCAGAAGCGCATGGAGCGAGAGTTGGACGCGAAGGCAAAGGCGCTCGAACTACGGTACGAGTCGCAGTTGTCATACCAGTCGATCAAGTCGGAGTACGGGAAGAACGCCCCGGCCTACGATGCGATCGTCGAAGCCGCAGCACAGATCGGACGCGACAATCCCGGAAAGTTCGACTCCGTCGAGTCGATCATGCGGGAGGCGTTCAAGAAAATCGCGGGATCTCCGAATGACGTGCGAAACGTAGCGAAGCCGACGGTCGGCAAGCACGTGTCGCGCGCTCCGGCGAAGCAGGTGGATAGGGACGATCTTGCCCTTGACATCCTGCTCTCCGGCGGAAACCGCGACGATGTTCGCAAGGTTCTTTCACGCTAACCAACGGAGGGCAAAATGCCTTCAATTCAGACATTCAACGACTTCATGGCGACGACGGGTCCGACGTACCTGACCAGCGCCGACGCCGTCATCAACGAGGCGGTCAAGAACACCTACGCCTTCTCCCGCCTGCTCAAGAACAAGGCCAGCGAGGTCACTGTTCAGGGCGGCAACGAGATCCGCGACGTCATCATGTTCGATGATTCGCGCACCTACGACCACTACCAGCCGAACGACGTCTTCACTTGGCGCAACCCGCAGGTGACCGACACCATCAAGGCTCCGTGGCGCTTCAGCATCGACCACATGTCGTGGACCGACGCCGAGGTCGAACTCAACACGGGCGAGAGCGCTGGCTCCACCAAGGTCGCCTACAAGCGCCTGAAGAAGATCAAGGAGCAGCGCCTCTGGACCTCCATGACCAACGGCTTCGAGGAGGACCTTTGGGCTCCCCCGTCGCTGGCTCAGATGGAAGTCGAGAGCGGTCGACTTCCGTACTCGCTTCCATTCTTCATCACCGAACTCGGTCGCGATCTCGGCGGTTCGCTCGGACTTCGCGGTCTGCGTCCATTCACCGGAGCGACCAACACCTCGACGGTCATGGGTCTTGACCCGACCGTCGATCAGCGATGGACGAACGTCATCGAGCCGTACGCCTACAACAGTGGCGTTGGCTTGGGTCCAACGAATGAACCAAGTGGTGCTGGCGTGAACGTCACGCTCGCAGATGACAACACACTGTCTCAGGATGGTGGGACTCCGACGATTACGATCAATGGACTCTTCACCGCAATGGACTCGATGTTCATGCGACTGAAGTACGAGGCTCCTGCGACTCGCGCGCAATACTTCGAGAACGACAACCTCTCGCGCCAGATGATCCTCACCTCGCGAGCAGGAGTTCAGTTCTACCGACGACTGCTCCGGCTGTCGAACGACACGCTGGTCAACTATCAGGACGCTGCGTACAACAACCCGGTCTACTCCGGAATCGACATCACCTACTGCTCCGATCTCGACACGGCGGCGATCTTCCCGGCACACAGCGGGGCCGTCGCAGACAAGTTCAGTGGCGGTGTAGGTACTGACTACAGCGAGGTCACTGGCGACAAGGGCAATTTCTCGGCGTTCGGAACCGAGTCTGGCGCAAACACCATCGCCAAGGGCCCTCGGTTCTACTTCGTGAACGGCAACTACCTCACGCCGATCTTCCACTCGAAGCGGTACTTCAAGACTCACGAGGTCCTGCGGCACCCGAACCAGCCGTTCACCTACGTCATGCCCGTCGACTGCTGGCACAACCTGTTCTGCAACAGCCGCCAGCGCCACGGCGTCGTCTGCCCGATCCCCACCGCAACCTCGTAATCCAGAAGGAGAACACTCACATGATCGCAGGACTCATCACTCCATCTGGGAATCTCGCGGCCCTCACGCCGCAGCCCGTGCTCGTCAAGCCGATCGCGGCTGCGGCCGTCGCTGTCGGAGACATCGTCAAGTTCGACATCCAGTGCGCGAATGCCGCGTCCAATGCAAGCAACCTCGTCAACTTCGATGAGCCGACTTGCGGTTTCAACGTGGTCGTCCTTTCCGGTGCCGCCGCATCGGGCGAGGACGGAGGCATCTGGGGAGTCGTGACCGAAGCGGCTGCTGCCGGAAATCGCTGCACCGTCTGCATCGCTGGCGTCGTCGACGCAAAGGTCACGACTGCTGCAAGCACTGCTGCTGGTCAGGTGCTCGCTCCGATTGCTTCCAATGTTCTTGGAGCGCCTGCTTCTGCTGGAAATCCAGCCGTCGCAGTTCTCCTTGAGGCAGCAAACACAGTCACCGCTGCATCGAGAAAGGTGCTCTTCAACGGGTATCAGATCGGATCGACCGCGGCCTGATCGCAACAACTGACTGGCTTGGCGGGGGA